GGTGCCTCTTGAATATATGGTTGTATTTCCGCTACCATCTCAATCCAATCAGGATTCATAGACATATAACGTATAATTAACCAATTACTCCAAGTCTTTTTATCAGCATCTTCTAGCTTATCCCAATACTTTGGGTCCTGGTCTTTTGTGATTGCATTGATGTGGTCGAATAATCCTTTTGCCATTAGTCTTCTACTTTTAAACCCGGAGGTAATAAATCATTTAATACTTCACCACAATCACCACATAAGAATAACTCTACGGGTAATACTTCATCTTTTGGTTTACCAGTTAATAACTTTGAAATCTTACGAAATCCAAACCCTTGTACAAAAATCTCACCACCACACTTGCATGCAATAGGTTCGGTTTTTTCTAAAGGTATTTTTACTTCTTCTTGCTCACCTATTGGTTGTCCACTTGCTCCTAAAATGTTTGCCATATTATAATATATTTAAAATTTGAATTAATGTAGCTGCTGCGATAATTTCTTTATCAATTGCAGTTGCTGATTTATTTACTCCATCACCTAACAGTAGAATTACATTAGATGTATTTTCTCCACCATATTCCTCTACCTTATTATAAAGAGTTGTATATAAATCCGTAAAATCAGTTACTTTAGAATCTATAATAGTTTGTCTTAACTTCATATACTTATTTCTCTTATCATCCTTTGAAGAAAGTATTTCAATAATCTTTGCTTTGTAATCATTATCTAAAAGATTTTGTACGTCCACCATCAACTTTCCTTTATTGGAGTTTAGTTGGCAAGTATTTAATATCTTACGAATATCAGGATAAGCCGCATCTATAATTGGAACTAAATCCTTAACATCAAATTGTATTTCCTCATTCTTTAATATTTTACTAACTTGTACAGCTACATCTTTTTTAGTTGGAGGAATAATTTGAAATGTTTGACAACGAGATTGTACTGGTTCTATAATTTTCTCAACATAATTACAAGTCAAAATGAATCTACAATGTCCACTAAATGTTTCCATTAAATTACGAAGGATAGCTTGACCAGGTCCAGTTAAGTAATCAGCCTCATCTAATATCATAATCTTATATGGCTTGAATCCCATAGAAGATGCGAAATTTTTAATCTTATCTCTTAATGTATCAACACCATTTTCATCTGAAGCATTTATAATCATATAATCACAATCAATTGATTTAACAATTAATTTTGCTAAGGTTGTCTTACCAGTACCAGCTTTTCCATAAAGGAGTAAATGGGGTACATCGCCTGTTTCTATATATCCTGCAACTTTTGTTTTTAAATGCTCATTACCTACATAATCATCCAATTTATTTGGGCGATATTTCTCAACCCAAAGCGAATGATTTTTTTGTTCTTCTTTAAATTCAAACATATTTTATTTTTTTATTTTCCTGTACTTCCAAAGCCACCTTCACCTCTTTCAGTATCCGATAACTCATTTACTTCATCAAACTCAATTGGAGGATATGGAATAATCATAATTTGTGCAACTCTATCACCTACTTTGTAAAAATCATTTGGTTGTATTTCTTTAACTTTCATCTCATCATACATTGCTTCACCACCAAATAACTTATTGAATGTAGCTTGTAGTTCACCTCTATATCCACTATCAATTACACCTACTGAATTACTTAATTGTAAACCAGTCTTTCTAATTGATGAACGAGGGAATACCAATCCTACAAATCCGTTAGGTATTTCTAATGCAATCCCTAATCCATATGTTATTTGAGTTGGAGTATCTGATATAATTGATGTTGCTATCACATCCATTCCAGCATCACCGTCTTTAGCGTAGGTTGGAATTTGTGCTAATGGATTAATCTTCTTTATTCGTACTTTCATTTTCTAAATTGTTTTCTAAATTTTCTTCATTTTGTATAGAATTATTTCTCAAATCTATACCAGCTTGCGTTAATTCTCTAGCAAACAATTTAAATAACTTATCTTTATGTTTAAAGGTTATATAAGAATTATTATTGTTTGTTAATGTAAATGTAACGCTTGGTGGTTCTTCTGATATATCGTTTTCATTTGTCCAAGCAAACACCTGTGCATCATCTTCATCAAATTGATAACACCACTCACAATTTTTATATTCTATTTGAGTAATTGTTAAAAGTTTATCTTTTAATTCAGATTCAGATAATTCAGTTTCTTCTGAAATTATTGGTTGTTGAATTTCTTCAACCTTTGGTTCTTTTGTTTTTTTACTTTTTGCCATAATTTTATTTTTTATCTTCCTACTTCTGATAGGTATTTTACTTTCATTTCTTCCCAACTAATTCCAATAGCATCTATGTAGAATAAGTGTTCAGGTTTAATCCTGCCTTCATCATGCAATTTTGTATATCTACTGATTGCATGTTTCTTCCACCATTTATTAATGTATTCAGTACCTTGCTTAAACTTATCCTTAAGGATTAATTTATCTTCGGTGATTTCGTTTCTAAGATACTCACATCCGTTTTCATACATCATAGCCATATAAACACCTCTCTTAAATCCGTGATGATATTGAGTTGCCTTAATACCACACTCTTTAAAGATTTGTCCTAATATCTTTTGCTTAATACCACTAACAGGTCCGTTAGCTTCATATCCCATACTAGCACCATTACGAGCCCGTTCTCTAGTAATGTTTTCCATATACCAATCGGGCTTATTTTCTTTAATCCATTGATGCCAAGGGTCATAGAATTTATCATCCGGCTTTAAACTAATCTTACCAGCTGATTCACCCAATGTTTTAAATAAAGGGATGCCATTATATTGAGAATGAATTCCGTAAAGTGATGTTGTACCTACTGCAATCAAAACGTTTTTGTATTTTGAATTCCAATACTCTCTAACCTCCGGCGTAGTTGTCATCATAGCGATTAACTTACCACCTAAGAAGTTATAACCTAATGGCTGGGTACATACAATAGTAGAGGCAATAGTAGTGTTGTTTAACTTACCATCAACAAATTTATTATCCTTAGTCCAACCAATAAAGTTATCTCTAACTCCCATAGCGGTTACATCAGATGCTAATGAAATTTGTCCTAATAGTTTTCCACTCACTCTATCCTTTACATTAATCTTTACATTACGGCCAGGGTTTGCTGTAAAATCCATTGTGTGAATCATACGTCTTACCGCTGCCCATTTAGTAGATTCCTTCGGGTCATCAACAATCTCAACGTAAGGGTCTAACAATTCAATTTCTTTTATCGTTAGCTCCTTATTGTTGATATCAGTTGGTTTCCATTGTAAATCATAATAAGATGCAATTTGGGATTTAGCTTCTAACATAGTCGGTTCTTGCAACTCCACCCACTTTTTGTATAGTGTTTGTTCTTGCACAGACATTGTCATAAGATAATCCATATTCTCTATCAACTTCGTCTTTTCAGATTCAAAGTCAAAGATAGGTTTTTGTGGTTCGGTTTCCCAAAAGCTCATATTAATTATTTAATTTCTACTAAGTAATAGTTTGAAGTGTAATCTCCATCAGTAAATGATACATGCGATAATCCCTTAGATGAGATTTTCAATGAAGATGTTTTAGAACCTTTGTTAGCCATTAAGATAGCTTTCAAATACTTTGCAGAAAATGCAATTGGTTCAATATCAACTTTAGCAGTTGCATCAACACCAATAGAAATTCTATTTGAGTTAATTGATGAGTAACCTAAGATAATCTCAGCTTTACCACCCTTAACAGTGAATGTGAAAGTATCAGCGTCAGCTAATGCTCCTTTTGATTTGATGAATTTATTTACAAACTCATCATCTAAAGCAACTTCCGTATCAAACGCAGGTAATGCTTTTAAATCAGGTACTGCTGGAATCACCGATGGTGCTGCTAACATATATTGTACCTTTGTTTTCTTATCTGAGAATTTTAATGCACCAGTCACTTCTTCTACAGTGATAGCATCATCTAATACACTCAATAAGCTTTTTAGTTGTGATGTAGTGTAAATACCAAACTCACCATTTGGAAATTCACCACCCACTACTGTAACATCACCTAATAAGGTTTTGTCATCTGAAATCATTCTTACCGATAAGTTCTTGTCATCGGATTTTACCATAACGGATTCAATCTCACCACCTAAGTTGTAACGATTTACGAAACCATCAAATTTGCCTTTGTTCATAATTGAAATTTTAAATTTATTGTTTTAATTTGTTATACAAATATACGAAAAATACCTGAAACTACCAAATCTTTTAAAAAGAAAAGAATTGTTCCGCTGTTTTTTGAGAGGAAAGTACTGCTCCCCAGCCTAATGCACCATAGAAATCCTCTAATTTCTTCAAGAGTTCCCTTTCAAAGATTTTATCATAATCAATATAGGTTCTCACTAAATCCATTATTTCATCCGGGTCATCATGTCCTTTGAATCCAACCGCATCCAATCCATATGGATTTTGTTTCAAATATACCCACTTAATCTTATCACCATCTCTCATTGGAGCGTGCTTGGATGGGCATTTGAAGTGAACCAATAATTGATTGTGTGCAATTGCTGCTTTAACGTGTGCAGGAGTTCCACTATTGAATTGGAACATTGCTCTATTATCTTTTTTCTTTGGAATGTATTTTGATATTTCTTTTACTGCTGAATTCTTAGCGATAGAAGTTACATCCATATTCACCAAGTCCTTTTTGAAATCATATATCTTATCGGTTAATACCATTTCAGTTTCACCTTTAAGAATATCAATTAAAACACCACTCATAAAATTACGGAATTGTGCGGGGTATGATGAACGAACTACGTCCAATCCTTTTACATCTAATCTATCGGTTGGAATACCATTCTCCGCAATAATCCATTGAGCGTATCTTTTCTTTGCAATCCAAATACCACTTCTACTTACAAATTCTTTTTTGATTTGGAATCTATGTTTATCAGCTGGTACATTGAATACTCTTTCAGCAAGAATGTTGTAAAAGTTATTTAGGTAATCTTGCGTTTCACCTGCAATACCATCAACTAATAAAGCAACTTCACTATCAGGCATTTCTTTCCAATTCTTATGTCTATGGTCTAATAGAGGAACTGCTGAAAAGAATACCGAATCCGTATCAATATAAATGTTATAATCATTTCCTACCGTACCTAACTCTTTATTATATTTAATGTTAGCCATTTCCGCAGTTGATTTAATTACCGTCTGACCTGTTAGTGTTACCGCCTCAGCGTTATCCACATCATAGAAACGGAACGCTGGTAATCCCAATACTCCATATAAAGAGTTCAATAAGATTTTTTGTACTAATTGTCTTTTCTTATAGAATGCGTATTTTTCTTTATCGCCTTCCTCACCATATTTTTTCTCTAACTTACGGAACTCAACCCTTTGGTCAAACCATAAATCTAAAATAGCTGGAATACATCCTACTTTATCAGTAGTATATAATACACCATTGGATGATACCGTATACTTACTTTCATCTAATAGCTTTCTTAAGTTTTCTTTTGTAATTGTTTTTTCACCAATAAAGAAAGTATCAATCTCACCTTTCATAAATTTTTGTGCATCCCAATTACTAATTTTTGCTACCTTTGTTTCTGGTGAAATATTTGTAGTCATAATGATTGATGGATATAGTGAAGTTAAATCCAAGTCATATATCCAATCATACTTACCGACAATAGGTGCTTTAACATATGCTCCAATAAACTTCTCTTGCTCATTATCTC